GCCAAGGGCAAGTACTTCGGTCCTTACCCGAGTGCCGGGGCCATTCGTGAAAGCCTGAGTCTTCTGCAAAAGACGTTTTTCGTGCGTCAGTGTGAAGACAGCTATTACAAGAACCGGACCCGTCCGTGCCTGCAGTACCAGATCAAGCGATGCAAGGCTCCTTGTGTCGGACTGGTCGAACCTGAGGTCTATGCCGAAGACGTTCGCCACTCGGTGATGTTCCTTGAGGGGCGCAGCCATGCGTTGACCAACGAGCTGTCCGGTGCGATGGAGGAGGCTGCGATCAATCTTGAGTTTGAACGCGCCGCCGAACTGCGCGACCAGATCGCATTACTGCGTCGGGTCCAGGATCAGCAAAGTATGGAAGGTGGTACTGGCGATATCGATGTAATCGCCGCATTCGTCAACCCGGGCGGTGCCTGTGTGCATTTGATCAGTGTGCGAGGTGGACGGGTTCTGGGGAGCAAGAATTTCTTCCCGCAAGTCGGTATCGAAGAGGACGTCGCCGAAGTCATGGCTGCATTTCTCGGCCAGTATTTCATCAGTAGCCCTGAGCGCGACTTGCCGAGCGAACTGATCGTCAACGTGGTTCATGATGATTTCCCTGCATTGATTGACGCGATCCATGAACTGCGGGGGCGCGAGTTGAGCATCAGCCATCGGGTCCGCGGAACCAGGGCGCGCTGGCAGCAACTGGCCGTGACCAACGCCGAACAGGCGCTGGGGGCAAGGCTGGCCAATCGTCAGCATGTCGCGGCGCGTTTCGAGGCGTTGGCCGAAGTGCTGAACCTGGATGAGCCGCCACAGCGCCTGGAGTGTTACGACATCAGCCACTCCAGTGGCGAGGCGACGGTGGCGTCCTGTGTGGTATTCGGTCCGGAAGGCGCTATCAAGTCGGATTACCGCCGCTACAACATTGAAGGTGTGACGGCGGGTGACGATTATGCCGCCATGCATCAGGCGCTGACCCGGCGCTTCAGCAAGTTGAAGGACGGGGAGGGCAAGTTGCCGGACATTCTGTTGGTGGATGGTGGCAAGGGCCAGTTGTCGATGGCCCGGGATGTGCTCAATGAACTGGCAGTGCCGGATCTAATTCTGCTGGGGGTTGCGAAAGGCGCGACGCGCAAGGCGGGGTTCGAGACTTTGTATCTGAATGATGCGGCGCACGAGTTCACCCTGCGCGGCGACTCCCCGGCGTTGCACCTGATTCAGCAGATCCGTGACGAAGCTCACCGATTTGCGATTACCGGACACCGTGCCCGTCGCGGTAAAACCCGGCGTACGTCAACGCTGGAAGGCGTGGCGGGGGTAGGCCCGACCCGTCGCAGGGATTTGTTGAAACATTTTGGTGGATTGCAGGAGCTGTCTCGTGCAAGCATCGAAGAGATCGCCAAAGCGCCGGGGATCAGCAAAAAGCTAGCAGAGTCGATTTATGCAAACCTGCATAGTGAGTAGAATGCCCATTCACCTCGTAGCCAGTTGTGCCGATGAATATCCCTAATCTGATTACCGTTCTCCGTGTCCTGCTCATCCCGATTTTCATTTTGCTGTTCTATCTGCCTTACCAGTGGAGTTATCTGGCCTCAAGTTCGGTATTTGCCTTCGCGGCAGCCACAGACTGGCTGGACGGTTACCTGGCGCGGCGCCTGGAGCAAAGCACCCCGTTTGGCGCGTTCCTGGATCCTGTTGCTGACAAACTGATGGTTGCCGTTGCATTGGTGTTGCTGGTGCAAGAACACGGTAACCTCTGGCTCACACTGCCGGCAGCCGTGATCATCGGTCGCGAGATCGTGGTTTCTGCATTGCGTGAGTGGATGGCCGAACTCGGTGCGCGGGCTCATGTTGCCGTATCGAACCTGGGTAAGTGGAAAACCGCTGCGCAAATGCTTGCGCTGGTGATTCTCCTGGCCAATCCCAAGGTATTCAGCTTCTGGGTTTTTCTCGGTTATGCGTTGCTGATGGTCTCGGCAGGCCTGACCCTGTGGTCGATGGTTCAATACCTTCGGGCTGCCTGGCCGCATCTGAAGACCGATGTTGAAAAGAAATAAAACTTTTTTGAATCAAAGGGTTGACGGCGCTTCTGATTTCTATAGAATGCGCCACACCAAGCGGGAATAGCTCAGTTGGTAGAGCACGACCTTGCCAAGGTCGGGGTCGCGAGTTCGAGTCTCGTTTCCCGCTCCAAGTTTGTACAACGTTTGTTGTTGCGCTACTGACGACAAATGTTTTGAGGCCGAGTAGCAAAATGGTTATGCAGCGGATTGCAAATCCGCCTACGCCGGTTCGATTCCGACCTCGGCCTCCACTCTTGAAAACCCCGTAGATCAATGATCTACGGGGTTTTTTCTTGCCTGCGAAAAAGTGGGGTGTTCCGCAATTTTAGGTAGGTGTTCCGCAACGTCTCGAGAAAAGGTCCCGAATTTTGGAGGGTAAAGCTCTTCGGGGCGGAAATTTTCTGCTTGCCATTTGTGGGTAGCGAACAGTTTTTTTTCAGGGCAAGATGCTGCGTAAACCAAGCTGCATAAGGGATCTGCATGAAGCTGATAGATGAAGCGATCGACCTGCTCGGGGACGCAAGCGTGCCGTTGTCTCAGGCCTTCTTTAAGGCTCAGGTAATTGCGCATAAGCTTCAAGATGCCGAGTTCGCTCAATGGGTAAGGAACGAAATTCAAGGCTACGAAGATAAAAACGCAGTCCCTGATTACCGAATTTCCAATATGGTCCCTTACGGTAATCTCGAAAACATGGCTCGCCGGTACAGCGAATTTAAGCTTTCGGATGCCGGTATGCCTGATGAGATTAAGAAGATCCATCTCGTCGCAAAGTTTGACCAAAGCATTGCCGTGCTTGAAGAGTTTGAGAAGAACGGGGAAAAGCTAGTGGTTAATCTTGACCATCGCCTTTCGCCATATCTGATGGCTGGCATAGATGACTCTTATTCAATTACGAATGCTTGGGGGAAGCTTCCAGCGGGCTGTTTTACTCAAATGCTGAACGAAGCCAGGTCGCGATTACTCGATCTTCTCCTGAATCTTTCGGATCTTGTGCCGGCTACTGAAGAAGAGAATGATCCGAAAATCCTTTCAAAAATCGAAGGACTCAACGATATGTTCAAGGGTGCGGTGTTTGGTCATGGTGCTAATATCAATTTCGCTATTGGAGAGCACAATCAGGCGTCTCAGAATAATTCGGTAGTGGTCAACGATATTGAGTCACTGGTTCAAGAGCTAACCCGAAATAAAGTGTCAACCGCAGATATCTCGGAACTGAAAGAAGCGATCGAAGTTGACGCAAAGTCGGGTGCGGATAGCTCTCAAGGCTTTGGTGAGCGGGTACGGAACTGGCTCGGAATGATGATTTCCAAAGCTGGAACCCCTGCTTGGGAAATACCAGTTCAAGTTGGCGCAGGGTTGTTAACAAATGCGCTTTCTAAATTTTACGGACTAAGTTAACAACCCGGCGCGTTAGTCACTTTGTTGGTTTAACAATCTCTCCGACGCGCCGATAGACTTTCTTCGTCATTTCTTCCGTGGAGTGCCCTAGCAGGCGGCTAGCGTCTGTGATGTTCTCAATTTCGCTGCCGGCCTTCGGACGGATATCCCTGAATTGGAATTTCCGAATCGTGATGCCCAGCTCTGTGTCTCCGTCGAGTGCAGCCTTCGTCGCAGCCTTGTCCCGAGCTTCGTCCCAGCGGTTGCGCAACATGTTGTAGCTCATCCTAAGCCCCGCCTGATTGGTTATAAGGATTGAGGTTTTGACGCCGGCTTGGGCTCTGCGATCCAGCAGGCCGTTGATGAAAGTGCACAGGTCTGTCTCGGTATTGCCGGCGTACAGTTGAATGCGCAGCCGCTTTTCCGTTTTGCCCTGGCCAACCATCAGGTATCCGTTGTTAAGGTCATTGGTCGAGGCCTTGAGCACATCGGCCGCGCGTTGGCCTGTCAGATAGGCCAGGTCCATGGCGTCTCTGAGATCTTGACCCGCTTGTTCGTACACGGCTTTCCAAACGATATCCCCGGCGTAGAAGTCCCTCGGCGTTTCTTTGTTACGGCGCAAACCGAAGCAGGGGTTGGCCTTGTCAGTCAGTCCCCACTCGCGAGCGAAGGTGAACATGGTCGATAGCAGTGCTATCTCGCGATTGGCGCGTACCTTTGCCGTACGTGCATCACGATACTGGGCAATAACCTGCGGGCTCATTGCCTCTATTGGTGCTGACTCGAAAGCCTTTCGAAGCTGCTTCAGGCTTAAACGGTAGTCACGCTGGGTGCGTGGTTTGAGTGTCGGTATTATTTTTAATTCATAGTCGTCAAAAAGTCGGCCCATCAGGTGCGCGGGCTTGGGCGTCGCCTTGCGATCCAGACGCGCCCACTCGATCTTGGCTTCGTCGAGGTCTCCGCCGAGCGGTATTTCGACGCGCTTTCCATTGGCGTCCCTGCCGTTGTAGTAGTAGCCAGTCCAGGTGGTGCCGCCTTTTCTTTTGCGGGTGCGCCGGATCATCCGTGGTGGCAAGTCTCGGTTGGCTGATTTCTTCTGGCGCATCGTCAGCCCACACGTGCAAGGTCAAGAGTCCAGGTTTCGGCTACCGCGTTATTGGCTGTAGGTTTCACGCCCGCTAGTTTCAGCCGGGCATACACCCGTCCGACAATAGGCCGCTGGGCGCCCGTCAGCACGAACTCCCAGTGATTGCTGGCCAGCCACTGGCGTTGGCAGGATGGAATCTTGTAGCCGGTGATGGTGGCCAGCTCTTCGTCGGTGAGGGTTTCGCTCAGGAACTCCATGGAATGACTCCCGGTGGTGCTCGCTATTGAGGTGATATTTGCTTTCATGGTGTCACCTGTTTGAACTCGACAACCCAGACCCAGGGGTTGGCGTTCCACGATTCGGCGCCGTTTACCGATACCCACAGTTCGCGCCATGCGTCGAACGGATCATTCCAGTTGCCCGGCCCCACTTCGTCCTTGAAGGCGTGATAGTGGTACTCGCCGTCGCCGTGATGAATGCGATTGATCCCCTCGGCGATATAGCGGCTTTCGAAAGCGGTCTCGCCTTCACCCTCCTGCAATCGCTCGACGCGGATGTCGGTGATCTCCAGCAGGATGCGGCATGCCCAGCGCGGCATGTGGATGCTCGGTTTCCAAACTGGCTGGTCGGCCTCATACGGGGTCAGCCCATCGGCGGCGTAAACTAGCGTACCGTCCTCGCGCGCCTCGCTGACATTCAAGTCGTCCGGCTTGAGATAAGGGCCGCGCATGACGTCGTCGTGGTCGCAGTACCAGGTCTCGCGCACCCAAAGTTGCTGTCCAGGCTCGCCATAAGGGCAGGCGCGCTCACCGCTGCACCAGAAGTGGAAAAGGCCGGGCGCCGTATTGAGTGGCGCTCGATCCGACTGAATCCAGTCGGTTTTCACTGGCCGCCGGGTGACCGTCTTCCGGCCATCCAGAATGGCGCGCACCATCGGGCCCGCGAACAGGATCGGCCGTTCCTTGATTGCATTCACGATGCGACCCTCCGTCCCCAAACACAGACGGGCCCGTCCTCCGTGTCGTGGATGGACAAAGGGAACCACCCCGGTTCGACTGGGTGCTGAATCACCCAACCGGAGCAATCAACCTGTCCGTCATTCATGTAGGTCTCGAAAACATCGGGATCTACGTCGCTTTCCATGTGGCTAACTTTCGTTTCCACCAGGTTGCGAGTGCACCAATCGTCGAATTGGGCCTCTGTAATCTCATCCTCGTACTCCGAAAGGTAATCCGGGTGTGTCCACCAGCCGCTGTTATCGCGCTCGACGGGGACGGGCTGGATGGTCATGGCTTTGATTGCACCATTCATGTGTAAGCCCTCCGGTGGCTGCTCTGCATCAGCTCCAACAGGCGGTTGAAGTACTGCATGCCAGCCAGTTCGGCCGATAGCGGGGTGATGTATTCCCTCATCGGTGGGATATCGCGCAGGCATTCCCATTCGGCAGGATGCTCAGGCATCAGGTCGCGGCGTTCGGTGGCCAGCGTCACCAGATCGGCGCGTACCACGCACTCGGGCAGAATCGGATCGAGGTTGAATCGTTCACAGATCGCACGCCAGATCAGCGTTTCGACTACGCGATACCCTGGCATCATGGCTTTCAGTGGGCTGGTCATATCGCCGATGTACGCTTCGGTCGCATCGTGGAGCAGCGCTACCAGTTGGTCCTTCGCCGGAACAAGACTCGCAACCAGCATGCAGTGCTGGGCAACGCTGTAGTGCGTGCGGGTGTGCCCGTTGAATCGGCACAGGTTCGCCAGCGCGTGGGCGATGTCATTGGGGGCGACCATGTCTGCAGTCGGGTTCGAGAGGTTGAACTGGCGACCGCTGTGGGTGAGTATCCAGCTCATGCTGCGTCCTCCGCCGGCAGTTGGCCAAGCTCCTTGGCTTGGTCGTTCCGGTGCAGTTCCATAGCTTCACGCAGTGCGTCGCGCAGGTGCGGATAGCCCTCGGTGTCGGCTTCGTGGGGGAAGCTGATCGAACTGAGTTCCGGTGCCGCGCTGAAGGTGCCGTGCTTGTCGAGCCATTCGATGAGCTGGGTGTCCAGTGGCTGCGCGTTGAGGTTGCCGGCCGTCTCGACGGCGTGGAATACGCGGTACGCCATGGCGCGGGCAACCTTGATCAGCTGTTCGGCTTTTGCCTGGCTCGCCTCGGTGCCTTTCAAGGCTTTCCACGTTTGCAGTGCGAGCGCCAGAAACTGGGTGATCTCGGTCAAGTCGCGATAGTCGGACGGGGTGAAGGGTGTGGCTTTGATCCCGTGCATCTGCGTGCGCAGGTCGGCCAGTTGTTGGGCTTCGCGGTTGCGAAGTTGCGTGATGGTGGCGATGTCGGCGTTCAGCACAGCTACGCGCTGACTGTGCAGGCCGTTGCGTTCAGTGAGGCCCTTGTTGTAACTGCGGGCCATCGCTTTCAGAACGATTTTTCGGATGTAGAAACCCAAAAGCAGCAGGGCGGTTAGGGTTCCGCTGGCGATGATGATCAGGTCTTGTGCTTGCATGTGCTGTGCTCCGATAGAGCCCGCCGCCGGGATTCTTGGTGAGAGGCCGGCGGCGGGGTGTTGCGATGGTGTGGGGTTTACGCGTTGAAGGTGCCCAGGATCAGCGTGGTGGTGCCGCCGACTTCCTTGGTGAGCGCGGTCTTGAACTCTTGAGCGATCTCTTCGACCTGCTGCTCTTCGCCGGCCCAACGCAGCTTGAGGGTTGGCTTGTCGTCGCCGGTCAGGATGCTGAGCTTCAAGTTGAAGACGCGGGTACCGAGGCCGTCATACGGGATCAGTGAGAATTGGAGTGCTTCAACGCGGGTTTCAGCGGACGCCGCTTCGATACTCTCCATCGCACTGCGGGCGGCACTGAAGTTGTGTTCACTGCTGGTGGCGGTACTGCGCGCTTCGATGGTGATATTGCGCACGCTGGCAACGGCAGCGCTGATCGGCATGGTCGCACCACCTTCTTTGATGGCGACCAGGCTCGCGTGCCAGTCCTCGATCCATTCGGCGAGTTCGCGCTGGTTGAGCTTCCTTCCGGCAATTTCTTGAAGCGCTTTGTACGCGGCAGTTGGCTTTAGCTTCAGCGTTGCAACGTCATCCGCATGCCCGGGTGCCTCATCGGTGCCGAGGTTGAAGAACACCTGGCAGCTCATGTTGTCCTGATCAATGAAGCCCCTTGCTGCCGGGCCGTTGCGCGAGATCGTGTATTCGGCGAAGTCGCGCAGGCTGTTGGTGTGCAACGAGCCGCGAAAACGCAAACGTCCTGCCTGGAACTGTTCCAGGTTGTGGATCTTCACGCCGACTGGCAGGGCAGTCAGTGGCATCAGGGCAGGGGGAAGGATACGCGCGGCGGCGTTTTGGTCGAGGATCAGTTCCAGCGTTTCTTTAGCGAGTGGCATTGGTATTTCCCTTTTGGTGAGAGGACTTGGTGTTGCGATCAGATTCGTGCCTTATCGGGCGTGCACTGGGGTGTCGGCCTTGTCGAAGAGTTGCGAAGTCGGGTTGTTCAGGAACAGGGTCAGGCCATCCGGCGTGACGTAGAGCGGAGTGTCGAGGGTGGAGTCCTCGCGCAACTTCCCGCGTTTGGTGGGTTGCTGAAAGTCCAGGGTGTGGCTGACGGCAACCTGGTTGCTCTGGCCGATCTGTTTCATCTTCAGCGTGATGGTCACTTGGCCGGCCTTGCCGTGGTCGATGACGCCGGCGGCGACGTTCGAAAGTGCCTGTCCAACTTGCTGTGCGAAGACGCCGGCGTTGAGTGAGTTGAAGAAGTCGTTGGTGTCTGTGGCTTTCATGTGCTGTGCCTCATTGAGTTGGTGTTGTTTGCGGCTGAACGGCAGTCGCCACCGTGGAGTCAGGCCGCTTGCTTCGGCGCTTGGGCGTCGAGGTATTCGGCCAGGTGATGCAGGTACACCACCGGTTTCGCCCGGGCCGAGTTGTGCAGGCGGGTCACGATCAAGTTGATGCGGCCGGCCTTGATCTCGCTCAGCAAGTAGCGATCGGTGCGGATGTGGGTGAAGTAGTGTTCGCGTACCGCCGTCAAAGACGGGCAGGGCGTGGCGAACTGGCGGCGCAGTTGATCGATTGTGTCGCTCACGCTGCGTTCTCCCCGCGCCCCTCCGTTGGGGGCAGCAACTTCAAGCGGATCAGTTCGGCCAGACCTTCCTTGCTTTTTCCCATGGCAGCGGCGCAGATGTGGCCGTGGGTGTCCGCGACGACTGCGCCGAATGGGTACTCGGGTGAGTTGGTCGGGGTGACGTAGGCGGTCTGGCCTTCGTGGATCACGTTGCTGACGCAGCGGTACACGTCGGCCAGTTCGAGCACACGCATCGGCAGGGTGCTGAGTTGGTCTATAGCTTCGCTGGCGGCGCCGATCAGAGTTGCCCGGCTGACAATGCCGGGGCTGTCCAAATAGATCGGAATCAATCGGAGCGTGCCGAGCGCCATGCAGTGGGCATTGAGGTATTCGTTTTTCATGCGGCGGCGTCCTTGTTCGTGATGGTGATGCCCAGCCTCTTGGCAAGCCAGTCGATCCCTTCTTCCTTCACCATCACTACCGCGTAGTGCCGGAGCTTGTTGATGCCCGGGATCACGGTGCTGCGCGGGTCGGAGAATAGGTAGCCCCGATCACGGTGCTGGCTGGCCAGGTCGCCGCTTGTGTTGAGGACGCCCAGCTCGCGCAGCCTGGCGCGAAAAGCGCGGGGCTTGAGTCCGAGCAAGGCGGCGGTTTCGTCCAGGGTGCGGTTCGTCATGGCTCCGTCCTCAGACCGACGCGGGAGCGTTGGCAACTTCATGAATGAAGTCGCGCAGATGAAGGTGGTTTGCACGGTCATCGCGGCGCAATTTGATGGTGTCTTTGCGGCCGGCCACATCGACTTGGACGATTGTCTGACTGGGCGTCAGCTCCACCGTGAACTCGGCGCGCATTGTTTGCTGGGGACGGATCAGGTCGCAGGTAGCATCGCCGCCGACCTGCAGCATGTGGTGCAGCAGCTCTTGTTTTGCGAGGGGGAGGGAATATGCACTCATGCCGCGTCACCCCCGAATGGGCCGAGGTCAACCGTGGCAGTCACTGCTTTCGCAGATACCAGGCGGGCGCCGGGGGTGACGATTACCAGCAGGCCGGTGTGCTTTTGAATTGCTTCGACGGTTGCTGGGCTGGTGCATGCTGCAGGGTGCAGATACACCGGGCAGCGGGTGGTGCGGTGCTGTGCGTTAGGCATTGCTCGTACTCCTTGGTGAGAGGTGTACGAGCAGGTTAGGGTGGCAGGCTTAAAAAATCAACCGTAGGTTTAAATAATTAGTATTTTTTGAACTTTCCGATAACCACGCCGCAGATTGCCCAGCCATCATCGAGTCTAGCGACGGGTTCTGGCCAATCTCGGTTGAGGGACTTTAGGTAGAGGTTATCACCCTCTTGAAGAAGCTTTTTAAGTGACGCCTCGCGGTGCAAATCCAGTTTTGCAATTACAAAATCGCCTGACTTTGGAGGGCGTTTTGGGTCGACAAGGATAATTTCATTTTCGAAGAACTCAGTTTCCATGCTGCTACCGCGCACCGGGAGTGCATAGGAGGAAGCACTGCATGAATAAGGCCAGGGGAGCCAATCCTCGGCTTCTGCCGGGGCTAAAAGCTCATTGGGATCAAGTAGGACGGCGGCCTGCCGGTAGCTTATGAGCGGAAATAAAGTTGCAGCTTCTTTAACCGGGCGGACGCCTCTGACCTTCAGCATTGCGCTTTCTGGGTCAGCAGGACTCCAGCTTCGCTCGTTGGTATTCAAGAACCAGTCGATTCTGAATCCGGTCACGTCTGCGAGCTTTTGCAGGTTGGATTTGTCGATTTGCCCTGTCTTTATCCACTTGTAGACGGACTGAGGAGTCACGCCAATAAGCTGGGCGGCGGCAGTCTGAGATAGCGACGCCTGCTTGAGCGCATATCGAATTTTTTCGTTTAAATCATTCATTTAGCGATCATCTTCAATCTTCGGTTGACGGTCTACAACGCAATGGTTCATGATTTAAACCGTAGGGTTAAATTCGAGGTCGCCAATGGACATTTTTGCGATGTTGCGAGAACAGGTGCGTAGCCAGTCAGCGCTCGCCCGAGAACTCGGCATCTCACCCCAGGCTGTTGATGGCTGGCGAAAGCGTAAGCAAATTCCAGCCGAACGGGTTCTTGATATCGAGAGAATCACTGAATTGAAGGTCACTCGGTACATGTTGCGCCCTGACATTTATGGGTTGGAGCCTGTATCCGATCACGTTTGCAAAAGCGCATAGGCAAATTGGAATCGACTATGAAAATTCCGGAAATGCTCAAAAACCTCATCAGTCTTGGCCATACCCAGCAAGACATTGCTCATTCGTTGGATACCACGCAGCCGACCATCTCAAGGGCTATCAACGGGGCTAACGTCCATTACGAATTGGGAAAAGCGATAGAGAGTTTGTATACAAGGGAAGTGGGTATCGAACGTTCTGGCCACGCATAAAAGTGCCGGGCCAGGGCCTCTCACCAAAGAATCCCCCAGCCCGACGGTAACGATCTGCACATTATAGGCAAGCCGCTACATAGCGCGTCAGTTCGGAGCCTCTCACCACAAGATTTCCCCGAACTGACTGGAACGATGAACCGTGCCGCACAGCACGATTAGCACAGCACACCGGTCGTGGTCGTAGGATAGGTCGTACCTATTCGTATGGCTAGGCCGTAAACGGGGATTTTACGGTTATGAGTCGCACAGACCTCTTGCCGGGCGCGGGCCCGGTCCTTTCTTTGCGCGAAGCGCTTTACCGCGCTGGGCGCGATTTTCGGGGCGGCATTACTACGTTGGCCCATGACATGTTCATGGATTACGACGAGCTCCAGAAGAAACTCAAACTCAATGAAGAGCGTCGCTGGCTGACCCCTGATGAACTCGAAGAGGTCATTCGGTTGACGCAGAACCCTGCATTGCTCGATGCGCTTGTGCGGCCAGCGGGTGCCGTTTGGTACAAGCCGACGCCCGTACCTGCCACCTCCGAGGCGTTGAAGTCTGTTGGAAAACTGCTAGAAAGAACCGGCGAGTTCGTTTCGAGCATGCACGCGGGGGCGGCGGATAACGTTTGGGAGCCGCACGAAGTCGCTACCCTGGACAAATACGGCATCGATGTCATACAGGCGGTGCTGGGCATCATGGCGGGTGCGCGCCAAGCAATGGAGGGCACCGAATGACCTTCCATTGCTCAATCGCCTTCTCTTCAAAGGAGTCAATCGTCCGCGGGAAGCTGCCTGCGGCTGTTGATGAGGGCGGGCAAAGTATAGATGTAAGTCAAAAACGCTTCGGTAAAAGTGGCGATGTCCTCTGCGTCACTCTGGTTGAAATCATCGTCTTCATGGATGGCCGCATTGCGGTCAATGCGGATTTCTTCGGCCCACTCAGCCATCGCTGCAGTGATCTTTCCATCCGTGGCGAGCGCCTTGAGACGTTTTTCCAGCTTCCAAGTTTGATCCATTCCTTTCGTCGCCAGGTCCAGTGCTTTACCGAACAGAAGGACGGAGGTCTCGTACTTGCCTCTGTGGAAGTTGTCGAGAGCTTCCTCGTACGTATTGCCTATTTTTTCGGGCACGTCGTTAGGGACCTCCCGCTTCATTTCTTTTGGGTATTGCAAATACATGCGCTTGATGACGCTTCTAGGGTCATCAAGATTGAAAATCGTATTCGACGACCAGTTATTACGGGTGAATTTGTCCTCTGCTACAGCACCCACAATCACGATTTCATTGCAGTGTGGGCAGCTAAGGGGAATCCTAAAATTCCTTCCTGTGAAAATGACGTCGTACGACCTCATGCCGGATTTACTGGTTCTGCAATGAGGGCAGTCGAGTGTCGCAACGTATTCAACCATGCGTTCGTCCTTGGTGGAGCAGTCGTGAGTTTTCTGATCATCTGTTGCTTTGTATCCAAATCGCAAGATCTGGTGGCAAAAAATGTTTAGGGCGCCTGAAACTTCTCGCTGGGCGAAACAATACATAGAAACTTTTAACTTAGCGCTAGTCCCAATTGAACCCGGTGAGAAAGCCCCGAAGGGCATGGGGTGGAACAAACCGGGCGGTTACATCACTGACGCCAGTGCCGCCGAAGCGTTCTGGCAGCGCAATCCTAATCACAACCTGGGCGTGGTGCTCGGGCCGAGTCGTGTCTGCTCGCTGGACGTGGATGATGTCCAGTGGACGCGACACGTCCTGTACGAGCTGCTGGGCCTCGATCTGGATGCGATGGCCGTGGTCTATCCAACCATCGTTGGCAACCCGGCACGGTTTCGGGTTTTGTTCAGGGTTCCGAATGGTGTCGATCTCGGCCGCCATTCGCTGTCGTGGCCGAATGAAAACGATCCGGACGGTTCGATTTTCAAAGGTCTGATGGCGAAGGCGAAAGCGGCGAAGGTGGCCGGCGATATCGCCGGCGAAAGTGTAGCGAAGGCCGAGGCGGAGAGCTTCAAGCGGTTCACCGTTTTCGAACTGCGGGCCGGCTTGGTGCAAGACGTCTTTCCTCCGTCGATCCACCCGGGTACCGGGAAGCCTTACACCTGGCGCACGCCGCCCAGTGCGACGGATGGCCTGCCAATGCTGACCAATGAGCTGTTGGCCATCTGGAAAAACTGGGAGTTCTTCAAGCGCGACGCTGAAGCGGCTTGCCCTTGGGCACCCGCAACGAAGAAGCCAGTTGCCAAAGTCATCAAGCGTGCGCCGCCGGCGGCAGGTAAACCGTCGGTGATCGATGAGTTCAATCGCAGCCACGATGTTGAGGAACTGCTGCGGGCCCACGACTACATCAAGCGTGGCAGCAAGTGGTTGTATCCGCACAGTAGCACCGGGTTGCCGGGGATCACGGTCAGCGAAGGCAAGGTGTATTCGCATCACGGCGCCGATCCGCTCGCGAACGGCCACCAGAACGATGCGTTCGAGGTGTTCTGTCTGCTCGAGCATGGCGGCGATCAGTCCCGGGCGGTGAAGGAGGCTGCGCGGTTGCTGGGTATGCAGCATTCGTCCCGGCCTGATCCGCGTGATCTTCCCCCGCCCCCATCTGGTGAACCGAGCGGGCCGAGCTGTGCGCCTGATGCACCGAGCGAGGCCGCTCCGGCTCCTGACGGGGGGGCGGGGGAGGTGTTGACGCTGGAACAGATTCTGCGCCGGTACGCGCTGGTTGAAGGGACAACCCACGTGTGGGACTTCGACCAGTCGCGGGTAATGAAGAAATCGGCGTTTGAAGCGCGCGTCGGCAAGCCTCTGGCGAAGCAATGGCTGGAGGATACCGAGCACCGGAAACTGATCTCTGATGACCACGTGCGCGACATCGAGCAATCACGGCGCATGGCGGGCAAGAAGGGTGATGCGTTCGGTATGTCGCCGACCGAGCGTTACGTTTACATCGATGGGACGAAGGACGTGTGGGATCGGGAGAAGAAGCGGCGTGTGGCCGAAGGGGCAGTGAAGATGGCCCTGGGTGACACGTATCCGTTGTGGTTGAACAGCGGCGAGCGGCGGGTGGTTGATGTTGACCACATTGTCTTCGATCCGACCATGACCAAAGACCCGAGCGTCTACATCAACACGTTTGATGGTTTGCCCCTTGAGCCGGTCAGGGACGATAAGGCGTGCGCGAATCTGCGTTGGCTGATCTCTTTCCTCTGTAACCACGATGCGGATGCGGCGAAGTGGTTGACCAAGTGGCTGGCGTATCCGCTTCAACACTTGGGTGCCAAGATGGATACGGCCGTGTTGATGCACTCCATCATGGAAGGCTCAGGTAAAAGCCTGTTGTTCGCCGATGCACTGGGGATGCTCTACGGTCAGTACGCCGCTACGGTTGGGCAGACTCAGCTCGAAAGCAACTTCAACGCCTGGCAAAGCCGGAAGCTCTGGTCGGTGTTTGAAGAGGTTGTCAGCCGCGATCAACGTTACAACCAGGTGGGCAAGATCAAACATTTGATCACCGGCAAGACGGTGCGCATGGAATCCAAGTTCATCAATGGCTGGGAAGAGGCCAACCATATGAACGCGGTTTTCCTGAGCAACGAGATCATGCCGTGGCCGATCAGTGAGAGCGATCGCCGGATGTTGGTGATGTGGCCCGAGGCGACGTTGCCCGAGATTCGACAGAAGGCCATTGGGAACGAGTTGAAGAACGGCGGTGTGGCGGCTCTTTATGGCTGGCTGTTGTCGGTTGACTTGGGCGACTTTGATGAACGCACTCGGCCACCGAACACCGGTGCGCGTGAGCGGCTGGTGGCGTTGAGCCGGGCAGGGTGGCAGACGTTCCTGAATCTCTGGAAGTACGGCGAGCTG